CGGTCCAGGTCCGATCGTAGTCGAGCGAGATCACGAGCCCGCGGCCCTCGCTCCTGTGCTGGACGAGCCCGCGGGCCGCCTTCCATGCCGACAGGGAGCGAAGGCCGACGGAGCTATTCGGATAGGCCGCGTGGGTGACCGGCGACACGTCGAAGATCGCCGCCTCGGTGATCGTCCGGGTCACGTTCCCGGCGGGGTCTTCGTCCCACGACTCGCCCCGCGCTTCGGTGAGCGAAAACGCGAAGGACGACCCGAAGATGTACCGATCGCGGATCAGGGGCACGACCTCGGCCGTCGTCGGCGTGCCGACCGGCGGAGTGGCCCGGAACACGAGCCCCTTCTCGGTCTCCTGGATGTCGAGCGTGCCGTTGGTGGTCCGGCCGAGGACCGCGGAGTCCTGGTGGTTGTACTTCGCGACCACGTCGGCCTTACCGCGCGGATCGTTCGGTGCCCGGTCGAGGTACTTCCGGAAGGCCCCCGGCATGAAACGCTCTTTGAACCCGCCGAGGTCTACCGACCACTTGTTCCATGGCGGGGCCATGCCGACGATCACGGGCCGGCCGTCGTCGCGGGTCTCCAGGCGGAGCTCGACATCGGGGTCCGCGGACTGCGACAGGTAGCGGGTCTCGATCTGGTTCGACATGGTCACTCCCCTCCGGTCTCGATCGGCGTGGCCGACAGTTCCGATACCCGCTTCCCGACCGTGAACTCGGTCGGCTCGTCGTCGAAGTACACGCGGACGCTCGCGGCCGGCTCGGCCTCGGTGGCGGTGATCGCGTAGGCCGAGCCCTCGACGCCGAGGACGCCGTCGGTCATCAGGTGCTCGATGACGCCTTCGCCGCCGGCCCAGTACACACGCTGCCCGAGGCGGAAGCCGCCGGCCTCGGTCACCTCGTCGCCCGGGGAGTCGTCGATCGTCTCGCCGGTGTCGTCGGCCTCGTCGTCCGGCGTGTCGTCGGCCGGCTCGGTGACGGCCGCGGCGTCGAGCGTCGAGAACCCGAGCTGCACGAACGTCTGGTTCGCCGCCGGCGTGTCGAGGAGGTCGAAGTCTTCGCGGTCGCGGATCTCGTTCGGGGTGATCGCCCCCATGTTCCAGAGCGACTGATACAGGGCCGCCCGGCCCGCGGTGTCGGCCCGCAGGATTCCGCGAGTGTCGAGCTTCGCGTATACGTTCTCCCCGTAGACCGGCTGGAGCGCCATATCGACGGGCGACTCCATGCGTCGGGCCCACGGCAGAAGGCACCAGACCTGGGCGGAGAGGTGCTCCTGCTCGACGGTCGAGTATTTGTTCATCTTCGCGTCACCCAGAAGCGTGGAGGGCACGCCCCAGTGACGGCATACGTCGGGGAGGATCGCGTCCCGCAGCTCCTGGAACTGCGAGGCCTCCATGCTGTTCGACTCGATCGGCTTGAGCCGCGTCTTCTTCGGGAGCACGGCGGCCCGGCCGCGGTTCTCGGCCCCGCCGTAGGCCTCGTGCAGCATGTCCCGCAGGGCGTCGACCGCCGCATCGGGGACCTTCTCGTCCGTCTCGAGGACCATGTCGGGCCGCGCGGAGTTCTGCCAGAACGCGGTGGCCGCGGTGTCGAGCTGCCGCGCGAGGTTGATACTCGTCGCGTTCATCTCGGCGGGGGCGTGGCCGACGATGCCGTTGTCGGAGATCCACCGCCAATGCAGCACGGGCCCGGGGATCGGCTCCCATTGGCCTTTCTCGGTCCAGAACTTGTAGGTGAGCGAGTAGTCGACGGCCGACTGCTCGACCTTCACGCGGGACGGGTGGAGCGGGATCAGTTGGGTCATCCAGCCGCGATCGCCCGAGACTACGCGGGCATAGCCGTTGCCGTGGAGGGCGGTCCAGTAGGCCTGGAGAACGTAGAAGTCCCAAGCCGACTGCCAGTTGTTTGGCCGCTTCCGCAGCGTATAGGCGCATGGGAGGTCCGCCTTCTCGCGGCGGCCGTCCGGCCGCTCCTGCATGATCTGCATGGGGCAGATGCCGACCGCCTGGGCGATCCACCGGACGACCCCGAAGATCGCCGACACGCGGACCGCGGTCTCGGGCCCCACGACAGACGGCAGGATGTCGCCCCACGTCCCCGGCACCGGGAGCGTGGTCCGTCGGATCGAGATCACGCGCGGGGCCGCGGCGGCCTTCGCCGGGGTCCGGCGGCGGCTGCCGCGGCCTCCGGGGGTGGCCGGGCGTTTTCTGGGGCTGGGCATGCCCGCCAGTTTCCCCCGGCGGGCCCGGGCAGAATCTCGGCTATAAGAGTCGGATCTTCCAGTCGTCGAGGTTCGCGGCCTCGCCGGTGTCCTCGTCGGTGGACGCGAGAGCGAGCGCGTTCACGAGAGCCGCGATGCCGTCGATCTTCTCGTTACTCTTCGCCTTGTCGGGTTTGATCATCCCCGTGGGATCTGTGTAGACGCAGACATTGTTCGCGTTGAACGTCGCGACCGGGTTGGCCCCGTGCCGAAGCCGGCCCTCGACGACCAGGGCCTCGAGCAGCTTGCAAGACGAGTTGAGGTAGGCCGTCCGCTGCGGGATGTCCTTCGTCGTGATCCCCTCGCGCTGGAGGAGCGTCTCCAGGGCCCCGGCCTGCCACGGGTCGCAGCCCACGGCCTTGATCTCGTGGGCCTCGCCGAACGCGATGATGTCCCGAGCCACGGCCTCGTGATCGAGCCGGTGGCCGTCGGTCACGGTCACCCATCCGTCGCGGATCCACGCGTCATATGGGATGCCCTCGCGGACGCGGTCGGCCACGGTCTCGGACGGGACCCAGTACCGCCAGACGACGGAATAGGAGCCGTCGGCCTCCTTGAAGACGAACGCGGCCGCGGTCATGTCGAGGTTCGACGCCAGGTCGACGCCGACCCAGCACGGCCGGCCATCGAGCGGGGCGAGCGGGCCCGCGCCGCACTTCGCCCAGTCGTCGCCCTGGAAGAATCGGGCGTCGGCGGCCTGCCAGACGTTCAAGGAATACCTGAGGAACTTCGACATCTTCCGGGCGTCGGTCTTCGCGTCCTGGTAGTCGGCCGCGAACTCGTCCTCGGGGAACGCGACCCCCATCGACGGATTCGCCTTCCGCCAGACGGCCGGGTCGGCGTAGTCGTCGGTCTCGGCCGCGGCGTAGATCAGGCCATAGAACGTCGGGTTCACCTTCGGGTCCGCGATCACGAGCTCGCAGTCCTGCCACCATCGCCAGCCGATACCGTTCCGATCGGAGCCCGCCGTCGAGATCGAGATCACGAGACCGTTCGCCGTGCCGCGCGTGGCGTAGATCAACGCGTCGACCAGATCCGGCGAACGGAAACTATGGATCTCGTCGAGGATCACTGATCCGTTCAAGCCTTCGTTTCTCCACGAGTCGGAGGAAAGGCAGCGGATCTCCTTCCCGGTCTCGCGGTTCCGGATGATCGACCGCGAGTCGATCACCTCGAGGAGCTTCGAGAGCGTGGGCGAGGCCTCGACCGATTGGCGGACCATTCGATACATGGTCCGGGCCTGGAGGCGATCGTTCGCCGCGAGGAACACGTCCTGGGCGGGGGCGTGGCAGGTCGCCATGTACTGGGCGAGCTGCGACATGAGCGAGCTCTTGCGGTTCTTCTTCGGGACGAAGATCCCGGCCCGCCGGAAACGAAGCCGGCCGTCGGCGCGCCGCCAGCCGAAGAGCGGCCGGAGGACCCGCTCCTTCTGCCAGTCGATCAGCTCGATCCGCTGCGGGTCGCCGCCTCGTTCGTCGGGGTGACGGCAGAGGGTCTCGATGAACTCGACCGGGGCCTCGGCCGCCTCGGCATCCCACTGGTAGTCGGCGACGTACTCGGGCCGCTTCCGAGGGTCAGCCGCGGACGCGGAGCTTCGCGAGGGTCGCGGCTTCGGGGTCTTCGACTGGCGCTTCGCCATGCGTGATGTCCTGGGGGATCCGGCCGGCGGCGGCCGCCGTCAGGCCGAACTCCCGGGCGAGCATGACGTAATCCCGCCGCGAGTCACGCAGGAGCCGGGCGACCGGCGAGGGGGCCTGGCCCTTGTCGGTCGCGGTGATCCAGCCCTCGGCGGCGACCTGCTCGGCGAGCTGCTCGGCATCGGCGAACAGGTGGGCGAGCAGGCCGAACGTCTCGGCCCGGTCGGCGGTCAGGCGGCCGTCGGCCTCGAGGTCCGCCGCGTGGGCCTTCCAGAACCGCGCGGCCGCGGGCCTGGCGGTGACCGATGCCGGGGCCTTCACCGGGCGCGGTGCCGGGGCGGAGCCGGGGGCCGGGGGCGCGGTGCCGATCGCCCCGATCTGGGCCGCGCGGGCGACCGCTGCTCGGCTGCGGGCGGAGTTGGGGTCGGGGTGGCGGCCGCGGCGGCCCATGGGCGACTCCTGGTTCGAGAAAAGGCGTTCAGAAATACGCGCCGAGGGCACACGGGGTCTTGGTCCGATTTTCGGCCCGGCGGCGGACCCCACCCCGGTCGATCACAGTCGCCCCCGCCGCCGCTGCTCCTCGCGTGTCTTCTTGCCATGGCACGCGTGGCACAGGACCTGGAGGTTCGCGTCGTCGTCGGTGCCGCCCTCCTCGAGGGGAACGATGTGGTCGACGTGGGCGGCCTTCGCATAGGCCACGCGGGAGCATGCCCGGCAGACGAACGCGTCGCGCCGCAGGATCCGTAGGCGTCGAGCCCGCCAGTCCGCGGTCCGGTAGTGGGCGGTCTCCTTGGTGACGGTGGTCCGCTTCATTCGCGGCGGCGACCATCGCTCGACGCGGGCAGGCATCAGAGGGTCGCCGCCTCGCGGAACGCCTGATCAAGGGCGTCGTCGTCCAGACCGAGGGCCGCCCCGAGGGCCGAGAGCCACGGACTCGACCGCTGCACCTCCAGGCCATACTCCCACTCGACGCGGACGGACTCGCGGGTGAGGTCGTCGGTAATGGAGCCGATCGTCTCGTCGATGGAGGCGAGCGTGACGCCGTGCGCGACGAGCCAGAGCCGGGCCTGACGCGGGGAGATCGTCGGCGGGACGGGATCGGTCGATGGGGCACGCTGCCAGCCCGGCGGCAGTTCGTCATCCGGGACGGCCGTGAATCCCTCGGGCGGAGTCCAGCCGTCCGGCACGTCGAGGCGGACGAACGTAACGACTCGCCCGTCGGCGTCGAGGATCGCGAGAGAGGTAGCGTTTTCGCTCATGTTCAGTACCAGACTGTTATCCGAACGTGGCCCGGCCCACCGTTGCCGCCGGCCCCGGAGTTGAACCCGTTCACGCTCGCGCCGCCGCCGCCGCCGGCAGTCCCTGGTCTGGTACCACTCGACCCGTTTCCGCCCGCGCCGCTTGCGTTGCCGCCGCCACCGGCCCCACTCCATCCAGAATTCGGGAAAACCGCCGCCGTAAGGTCGGGATCCGTGCCGTTCGCGCCTGTCGCCGCGCCGCCGGCGTTTGGGGAAAAGTTCGTAAACGCAGACGTGCCCATTCCGCCCTGCCCGCCGGCGCGTGCGGTGTTGGTCGCGTCGATCCCGCCGCCAGCCCCGCCGCCACCAGCGGATTTCCACGCCTCCGCGCCGCTACCGCCGGCTGCCGACACGGAACTTGAACCACCCGCCCCGGGCGGATTTGCTTGGTTGCTGTAGCTTCCGGCCGATGTCTGCCCGCCCCAATCATTTGACGCTCCAGCCCCGCTCGACGCAGACCCGCCGCGGCCTCCAGTCAACGCAGTGATTCTCGTGGCGATTATGGTTCGCGAGTTACACTGGACTCGCGATTGGTCGCCGTATGTTCCATTGTTGCCGTCGGTGTTGTCGGCAGTGACTGCCGCGCCGCCAGTTCCGCCAAATCCGACATAAACCGACAGCGATAAGGAAGGCAGATCGGAGACTAAATAGTTCGTTTCGTACACAGCACCGCCGATTCCGCCGCCGCCTCCGAATCGGTTCGTCCCTGCCGCGCCTCGCCGTCCGCTGCCGCCCCCCGTGCCGCCGCCGATAGCCCAGATGTGGATACGCTTCGCGCCGGCCGGGATGCTCCACGTCCACGACCCGCTCGACCCGGTTGCGCCGGAAGGTGCTGCTGATCGAGTGAAATCAAAGATTTCCGATTTCGTGACCGTGACGGCGCCCGTACTCCCGTCGACGCTCGTCACCGGCGCCGCCGCCCACGACTGATCGCCGCGAAGGAACGTCGACGCCGACGCCGTGCCGGTCGTGGCGAGCCGAGCCGTCGCGAGCGTTCCGCTTGTGATGTCGCTCGCGGCGTGGGTGTGGGCGGTCGGCGTCCGCGCGTCGGAGAGCCGCGCGTCGTTGCCGGCCGCCACCGTTCCGGCCGCGGTGCCGACGTTGAGCGTCGCCGCGCCGCCGAGCTGTAGCAGCGTCCGCGCCGTCGACGCGCCGGACGTGGCGAGCGTCCCGCCGTCGTCGGTGGTGACGAATCGCCCCGAGGTCGTGTTATCGCCGATCAGGCCGTCGTTCGTGATGTTGCCGTGGGCGTGGTCCCCGAGCTGGACGAAGAGGTAGTCGATGTCGTCGCCCAGGTGGTTACCGCCGAGAGTCGAAACGATCTGGGTCTGGGCGACTCCGGAAAGGGCGTCCGCTCCGCCGCTCTGGTGAGAAGTTGCGTGGGCCGATGGCGCGAACGTCGCGGGCTTGTTCGTGATGCCGGACCAGGTCGTCGTGCCTGCCGGCCCGGCAGGTCCCTGCGGCCCGGTCGCCCCGGCTGGCCCCTGCGGGCCTGCCGCACCCGTCGGGCCTGCCGGCCCGGTCGGACCTGCCGGCCCGGTCGCCCCTGCGGGGCCCGTCGCCCCGGCCGGCCCCTGCGGCCCGGTGGCCCCGGCGGGGCCCGCGGGCCCGACGCCGCCCGAGACGCTCGCGTTCACGGTCTGACCGCTCGTCGAGACCTGGACGTTCTGATCGGTGACGTTGACCTCGATCGGCATCAGCGACTGACCTCCCAGATCCCCTCGAGGGCGGTCCGGGCGTCACCCGCCGGCGGCGTCCAGACGAGCCGCCAGAGGTACGTTCCGGCCGGCACGTTCGCGGCGGCCGCGGACGAGATCCCGACGTTCACCTGCCCGGTCGCCAGGTTCACCGCCGTCACGGCCAGGGCGGATACCTGGGCGTATGTCACCGCCGACACGATCTCAGCCGTGAACGTGTAGCCGGTGAGGGCGATCGAGAAGTCGAGGATTTGCGACACGGCCTCGCCGCGTTTGACGACGACGTTCAGCGTGCCGGGCGTGGCGGATACGGTAGCCATGGCACCAGACTACGAGTCGTCGCCCGGGACGAATCTCGGGTTCCACCGGCCCGCGGCCTCGTCCTCGCTCCATCGCTCGGCCCGCAGCTCGGCGGCGCGTCGGTAGATCTCCTCGAGCGGGATGTCGACGAACTCGGGCTGGGGCGGGTACTCGACGCCAGGCCGCGGCCCACGCTGGCCCGGGGGCAGGTCGGCGAGCTCGGCGTGAAGGGCACGGTAGACCCGCTTCTCGGGGACGCCGGCCGCCTGGGCGGCTTCGGCCCGCGTGGCCCCGTTGGCGATCGCCCGCCGGACGATCCGCTCCTGCGCGACCGTCAGCATCCGCTCGCGCGGCTTCGGCGGCTTCCGCTTCACGGGGGCGGCCTCCGGATCGTGACGCGGAGCCGGCCGGTAGCCCCGGGGGACGCGTACCGCTTCGACGCCGAAGACGCGACGATCTGCGAGTCGTCACGCCAGACCCCGCCGCCGGTCGTGATCGAGTCCCAGATCGCTTTCTCCAGGTTGTCGAGGTCCCCGCAGCCCTGGCCCGGGAACGGGGCCGCCGTCTTCCGCAGGGAGCGGCCGTCGGCGGTCAGGTGCGACGGCGGGCGGGTGAAGATCGCCTCGACGCCGATCTCGTGCGGGCCGGCGGTCACGTCCCAGCCGGCCCGACGGGCCGCCGCCATGCACGAGAGCGCGATCGCGGCCTTGTACGTCTTCAGCCCACGCCGGTCTGGCGTGTAGGCGCGGCCGTTCGCGAACCGGGCCCGCGGCTGCGGGATCGGGTCGCCCGGGATCTCGAACGTGATCGCCGTCGTCGCATCCATGCGACCGACCACGGTAGCGGGGCCCGCGGGCGAATCCAGCGACTACCGGGCTGGTGTGCTATGCGGCAGACGGTAACGCCGCCCGTCGCGTCACGCGGCCGTGCGGCGCGGAATCGGCGGGGTGTTATGCGGCACGAGGGCGGCTATCGAGAACCGCATACTCACTGGTTCTCACTTGTCATTCATCGCGACCGAATACCGCGCGAGCTTCTCGGCCTTCAGCCACTCGAAGTACACAACGAACACGATGTTCGCCGTGATGCCGTGCCGATCAAGTAGCACCTTCCGCAGCAGGTCCAGCTTGCACGCCCCGGCATGGGT